ATTAATTTATAATCTACTGCAGCCATGCTACTATACTATACCTTGTTCCTTTCAATATTGGTTCAATTATGTGAGGATATAAAAAATTACTTGGGAAAAAAACAATAGAATTTTTTTGTAATTTAATTCTTTTTATTTCTATTTCTTTTTGATCTGTAAAAACTAAATCTCCCCCTGTATAATTATCATTTAAATTTATAATAATACTCAATGATCTTGATGTAGTGCTAAAGTGATCTGTATGTATTTTATAATTTCCACCTAATTTATATTTTAACAAATCAATTTGATTTATTTTATTACTAGCCATTCTAGGAAATTTAATTTTGTAATGAGGATATATTCTTTCTATTTCTCTTTTAATGTAATTCCAGTAAAATAAATTAGTAGGAGTTTTTAAATTTAAAGAATATCCTTTTACATTTCTTACATTTTTATCAACTTCTCCTTCTCCTATGGTAAGATTTTTAATAGCTTTTTTATCCGTAAGAGCTATTATATTTTTGCAAAAATTAGGATCAACTATATTATTTAACTCAACAATTGCTTCTAAATGGTCCATAATTATGTTACTTTCATTCTCTAAAAAACTGATATATAAAGCACTATATGCTACAAAAATTAAATTTCAAGCCTGGTTTTAATAAGATGGTCACAGATTCAGGAGCCGAGTCTCAATGGGTTGATGGTGATTTTGTTAGATTTAGATATGGCTTACCTGAAAAAATAGGTGGTTGGAACCAATTAACTGCAAGTAGTTTAACTTTACCTGGAGCAGCACGTTCACAGCACACTTGGACAAGTATCGCTGGAGAAAAGTATGCAGCGATAGGAACATCACAAGGTTTATTTTTATATTATGGAAATGACTTTTATGACATTTCTCCACTAGATACAGCCATTACTGGATTTACATTTACAACTACAAATAATTCAGCAACTGTAACTGTTAACAAAACTTCTCACAATTTAACCGCAGGAAGATATTTTACATTTACTTCCGTGACTTTACCTGGATCAGGAACAGGATATGTGGCAGCTGATTTTACAGATAAACCTTTTGAAATTGTAACAGCTAGCACAAACAGTTTTACGATTACAATGGCGTCAGTAGAATCTGGAGCAGGAATTACAGCAGGAGGATCGGCAACAGTTAATCCGTATGTAGAAGTTGGACCAACATTTCAAACAGCTGGGTATGGTTGGGGTACAGACACTTGGAGTACGTCAACGTGGGGAACAGAAAGAACAACTAGTGACGTGATTCTAGATCCAGGAAACTGGAGTCTTGATAATTTTGGAGAAGTATTAGTTGCAACTATTGCTGGCGGTAAAACATTTACATGGAATGCAGGTGCATCAAACGCACGAACAATAAGAGCGTCAACCACAACTACAAATTTTTCTACATCAAACAATCCAACATCATCTAGACTTACACAAGTTTCAGATAGGGATAGACATCTGTTTCATTTTGGAACTGAAACAACAATAGGAGATACAACAACTGTTGATCCAATGTTTATAAGATTTTCTAATCAAGAAGATTTAAATACATATGCACCAAATATTACAAATACCGCTGGTAGTTTTAGATTAGATAAAGGAAATAAAATTGTAGGAGCTGTGTCTGGTAAGGACTACACTTTAGTTTTAACAGATAGCTCTGCATACGTAATTCAATTCGTTGGTCCACCATTTACTTTTTCTGTAAAACAAGTTGGTACAAACTGTGGATTGATTGGTCAGCACGCTTTAAGTTATTCTGATGGTATTGTATTCTGGATGTTAGGTGAAGGTGGATTTTTTGCATACGATGGTACAGTTAAATCTTTACCTTGTTTAGTTGAAGACTTTGTATTTAATACTGACGGAGATAATTTAGGAATTAATTTTAACGCGAGTGATATTATTTATGCAGAACACAATACACTTTATAGTGAAGTAAATTGGTTTTATCCAAAGTCTGGATCAGATCAAATAGATAGAGTTGTTACATATAATTATGCAGAACAAGTTTGGACTACAGGATCATTAGCTAGAACAAGTTATGTAGATACAGGCGTGTTTGATGTGCCGTATGCAACTGAATATAATAAAACAGCAACACCTGTATTTCCTGATATTCAAGGTATCACAAATAGATTTGGAGCATCAACTTACTATGCTCATGAAGTAGGGACTGACCAAGTAAATTCATCAGGTACAACAGCCATTGCTGCGTTTATTAAATCAGGAGATTATGATATATCTGCTAGACGTAGTGCACTAGGAGGGTCAACCGGTCTTGCTGATCTTAGAGGAGATGGTGAATTCTTTATGTCTGTTAAAAGATTTATACCTGACTTTAAAGTTCTTACAGGTAATTCAAAGGTTACATTGTTGTTAAATGATTATCCAAACAATACAGCATCTAGTTCACCGCTAGGACCCTTTACAATTACGTCTTCTACTGATAAAGTAGATACCCGTGCAAGAGGAAGACTTGTAGCATTAAAAATAGAAAATGACGCTGTGGGAGAAACTTGGCGTTATGGCACAATGCGTGTTGATATAAAACCAGATGGTAGAAGATAATGACTGTAGATAAGAAAATTAGTTATGAAATACAAGGCGGTGCAAAAAACTATCTTGGCAAACAAAAAGAAGTTACTGCTCCTATAAAATGGAAATCCAGTCCAGATAGTCCAGAAACAGAATTAGCATATATTACAAAAGCAGAAAAAGATTTACTTGTTAAAAAAGATTTACACGGTTCACTAAAAAATGGTGTTAACAGAGGACCATCAGGTATTATGAGTTTAGATGGTTATGGATCATTTGATGGTCCAGATCCAACTAAAGATACAGGTATGTCTGGTGTAGCTACAAGTGCCGCCGAATCAGGTGGTGGATCTGGAGCAGACAGAAAAGAACTTGAATCGTATATAAGTAGAGATCAAATGACAAGCACCCGATTACCTCCTGGTGTTACAAAACAATTACCACAAAATATAAGAGAATATAGAGATGCATTTATTGCAGCAGGTGGTGGTCAAAGAGTTAATCCAGGTTTTTTTGATAGTAGAAATACTGTATCACGAGCAGAGTTAGCAAGAGCTAAAGCATTTAATCCAGCTGCATTTAAAGCAGTACGTGGTGGAGGTCTTAGTAGTTTTTTAACAGGTGGTGGATTTATTGGAAATTTAATTAGAGGTCTTGGACAAGCATTTGGTTTAGGTAAAAAATATGATGAACCAACTTATGACATGAGTGGTATAAACACTAGAGTATATGAAGGTACAATGGATCCTACTGTTAATCCAGAATACTATAATGATCTTGATAATGAATTAATGTTATCAACTGAAGCATCACCAGCTAGTGGATTTGTAACAGCAACAGCAACAGGAACTGAATATCCTGGTGCAAATAAATTTCGTGAGTCTAATCTTAATTTTGAAGGTCCTGATTATTTAAAATCTTTTGAAGGTTTATATAGTTTACCAGAGAAAAAAGACTTTTTAGATAATACTTTTGAAGACTATCAAATCGTTCCAAATAGTATAAACGCTTATCAAGCAAAAGTAACAAAAGATGATATTAATAGATCAAAATCAAGAGCATTTAAATCTATGGACTATGATACTTACAAAATGATAGTCCCAAATACTCAAGTAACTCCTTATGAATTTGATCAATTACAAAAGGGTAAGATAAAAGAACCTGGAACATATAAAATATAATGGCCAGAATAACTTCATACATACCGGAACCTAAACAAGAATACGATGTCGAAAACCAAAGACAGATTCTTCGTGCAGTTGATACAATCAAAAATGAACTAAATTTTTCTTTTCAACAAGAACTAAAAAACGAACAAGAAGCTTTTAATTATTTTTTATCATGACAATAAGATACAAGAATCAGGGTTTCAAACAATCCGGTACAACTAAGACTACAGTATTTACATGTCCTACTGATGCAACTGCTATAGTTAAAAGTGTTTATTGTGCAAACAACGATGCATCATCAGCTATTTTAGTAAATATGAATTTTGTTGATTCATCTGATTCAAGCACTGAATATGAATTTTTTAGAGGTGACGTAGCGGCTAAATCGCAGGTAAATGCTTCACCTCAAGGCTTGAATTTAGAAGCAGGAGATGCTATAACTGTGCAAGCAGCTACAGGTGGTAATGCAATACAAGGCCTGATAAGTTATGCTTTAATAGATAGATCGCAAGAGAATGGATAAAGATAAGTTACCAAAAATAGAATGCACAACAGTAGTTACTTGGCGTAATACTATGACAGGTGAAACATTTAAAGATAAGAAAGAAGGAGATAATATTGTTCAAGACGTAACTGTACAAGTTACCAATAAAGGTCTTCAAGTATTTCAGAAAGTAATGAATCAAAAAAATGATAATAAGAAATCAAACACCTAAAGGTGGTACAGAATTACAGTTTGAGTTTTTACGTAAACACGTAGATCCCGCAATATTAAATCAAGTAGAAATATGCACATCAATACCGGAGAAGACTCCTTTACATCCTACTAAAGTAAATATACTTTGGCAAAAGAATTCTTACGATCAACCTAATCTAGCGCCATGGTTTGAAGATCAATCTAATCATTTAAAATATGACTGGTATGTATTTAACAGTCATTGGACATATGAAAAGTATAGAACATATTTTAGATTACCAACTGAAAAATGTGTTGTTATAAAAAATGGTATAGAAAAAATAGAACCTATACAAACAACATATAAAAAAGGTGATCCTATAAAGATTGTACATCAGAACACACCATGGAGAGGATTGAATGTTTTATTAGGTGCGATGCAATTAGTAAAAAATCCATTAATTACATTGGATGTATATTCTTCTACGGAAGTATATGGAAAAGATTTTTACGAACAGAACGATAAATACTATCAAACTTTATATGAACAAGCAGAAGCATTACCGAATGTAAATTATATTGGGTATAAACCAAACGAATACATTAGGGATAATCTAAAGAATTATAGAATGTATGCATACCCAAGTACATTTGAAGAAACATCTTGTATATCTTTATTAGAATGTATGGCTGCCGGACTATATTGTATTACAACAGATCTTGGTGCATTGTTTGAAACAGGTGCAGAGTTTCCTATCTATATTCCTCACACATATAATTATAAATTACTTGCTACTAAATTTGCTAAGGCCATAGATGCAGCTGCAGAATCTTTAGAAAGCGAAACAGTAAATGAACATTTAAAATTTCAAATAAAATATACAAATAAATATTACAACTGGGACAAACAAGGTTTAGCTTGGACAAGATTTCTACAAGGAGCAATTGATGCAAAACAATGAACCAATATGGTTTGATAAAAAACAAGAACCAAATAAAGACACCTATCAAACTGTAAAAACAGGAAGTGCTGTTACTGAAATAAATTTAGATAGCAAACCTAAATATAAGATAATGGTATGCACACCGTGTCATTCAGAAGTATCGATGCATTACACACAATCTGTATTAAAGTTTCAACAACAATGTTTACAAAATAATATATTAGTTAGTTTTACATTATTAAAATCTTCATTAGTTACACAAG